AACTCCATGAAAGATTGGAAAGCAGCGGTTAGGACTTGGGAGCGTAGCGAATACAGAAAACCTAATTCTAAAAAGAATAGCAAGGAAGATGCAATCAACGTAGTAAAGGAGTTGATGGAAGAATATGAACAATCAGCAACAGATAGTGAAAGCACTATCGATGTTACAGCTAGCATACAGTACTGATATGTCAAAGGAACGCATGAAATTATACGTATCAATGCTTTCAAACGTCAACCCAATCACGTTAGAACAATCTGTAGCGAACTTGATTAATCGTTGTAAATTCCTACCAACGATTGCAGAAATTAGAGAGGAATGTTCCGCATTAAGTGCCTTTGTAAATGCACATGAGGAACTTCCTACTGCACAAGATGCATGGGAAAGGGTGTATCAAGTAGCACGATCATATGGTTATGAAAAGGGTTTAGACAAATTAGATGGTTTGACAAAGCAATGCGCCAAAGCAATTTGGAAGTCATTTGACCCTCAAAATGGCGATAACTTTAATGAAATGTCTTGTAGGTCGCAATTTGTTAAAAACTACGAAGTGCAAGAAATAAGAGAGCGTGAGCGATTGAGATTGTCTAACTCAATTAAGGATAATCACTTGTTACTTAAAGCACGTGAGAAAGCAGAACACGAACGAGCGTTACTAAATGCAGGGCAAAAGCAAATCGAAATGACCTCTACAGGTAACTTAGTAGAGGTAGCCAAAGAACCAGTAGATGTAGCGAAATTAATTAAACAAAGTAACTTGTCAGATAGTGGCAAGGAACTTCTGAAACAGGCAATAGGGGGTTAAACGTGAGGGAAAGAGTAAAAGAGTTTGATGTAAGCGTGAATGTATCATTCAATGTTAGCTTTCAAGTGCTAGCTAACAATGAGGCACAAGCAAGAACCAAGATTGAAAACTTACTAGAAATCATGAGGAATGAGGCAACAATAGATTGCCACATTCACCCTAGCTACGATGTGTTTATTGATGATGTAGAGGCTGAATTAAACCAGCTTAGTTATTGGTAAGGGGGATAAATGCTAAGTAAGAAACGAAAGATGGTTATCACCATTGAGATACCTCTAAATGTGGAAACGCAAGAAGAGGCAACTCAACAGATGCAAATGATTATGAAAGCGGATGCACGAACCTTTGAAAGCCTAGAGGAAATTATCAAGGTATATAAAGGAACAATGTGTATCGAACAAAAGATTTAAGGAGAAATGAATGAATACAGTACAAATTTTAGGTAATTTAGCACGTGATCCAGAAGTACGCTATACCAAAAGCGGAAAAGCGGTAGCAACATTCACAGTCGCAGCAAGCAACACATACATTGACAGTAACAATGAAACAAAAGAGCAAACTGCATTTGTAAATTGCGTAGCATGGGGTAAAACAGGTGAAGCGGTAGGAAACCTAAGAAAAGGCAATAGATGTTTTGTAGAAGGTCGATTGCAAACACGTTCTTATGAAAACGCAGATGGGCAGAAAAAATATGTAACAGAAGTTGTGGCTAACTTTGTAGGTACATCATTAACAAATGATGAAACTGCATCTAGTAACTTTGATAGTTTTGAACAACCACAAGATGAAAATATTCCGTTCTAAGAGGTGAGTAACATGGATGAATACAAAATTAGCGGATATGTAAAGATTGGTTTTTCCAAAGTTGTGAAATGTGAAAGTTATGTTGATGCGATGGAGGAAGCCGAAGAGATTTCACGTAACGAAGATATTGATTTTAGCGAACTAAATACTTGGTATGACGATGTGGAAGTTGAAGAAATAGAAGAGTTGTAGGAGTGAGTAAAGATGCTAGTTAAGGATGAAACAAAATATTGTTGGTGTGTGGATGAAGTAGCTGGTGAACCGCAAAATAGCATTAAAGAGGCTATCGAGGATTATGTAGAAAATGAATATGACTACGGTGATTTTGATGCTTTAAGTCGAGAAGAATTATTACAAACAACAATAGAAATAGGTCATCCATACCGATATGTACCTGAGGTAGATGGTGAACGTGTGATTTGGAATGTGTGTGATTATAACTTAGATGATGGAATTGCAGAATATTCAGATGATTACATGAAAGATGTTAAAAACGAACACATGGATGAATTAAGCGAAGAACTAACGAAAGTATTCCAAGCATGGGAAAAACGTCATGGGTACGAAAACAAATCATGGGTTGTACAAGAAACAAAAACTTATCGTATTGAAGATTATGTAAAGGAGTAAAAATATGAATAAGATTGTATCCGCTTTATTGGTAGTAGTTATGATTGGTGCGGTTGTATGGAGTTTTGCGTTTGGTGTTCCGATGTATATGGTATGGCAACAACAAAAAGCTGGTGAGGCTGAACTTGCGAGAGCGGAACAAAACAGACAAGTTGCAGTATTAGAAGCTAAAGCAAAACTAGATAGTGCGGAAAGCCTAGCACAAGCTGAAGTAAAACGTGCAGAGGGTACTGCAAAAGCCAATCAAATTATCGGTCAATCATTGAAAGGTAATGAGGCATACATCCATTGGTTATGGGTTGATACTTTGAAAGATAGCAAAGACCAAATCATTTACATTCCAACAGAGGCTGGTGTACCAATTACGGAAAGTTTCCGATTGAAAGAAAGCAAATAGCCTATGCACATTTGGGGGTTATTTGATGATGGTAATGGCTGCTATCGTCAAGCGGTAGATGAATATAACGTGAATATGGGGGGGCAACACACGATCACATCAATAGGAATTGGTGATGCGTGTATCAACCAAGACCTTGCTATAAACACACTACACAAACCGAACGCACTATGGGAACAGTTGGACAAGCTAGATAGACCTGATGTTATTCTAGCTAGTCCACCATGTGAAAGCTGGAGCGTAGCAAGTGCGATGAAAGGTGGAAACGCTTGTTGGAAACAAGAAAAGGATATGACTATCAACCTATTTGGTGAATACGAACAGGGCAGTAAATTCACAATCAGAAATCACATTGATTATGAGAACTACCAATTCAAGTATGACAAGTCATTCTTAACACGTATCAATGGTGAAATGTGCATATACAATACATTGAAAATCATTGAGCGGTATCAACCTAAAGTATTCGTGATTGAAAACCCAGCATATGGGCGGATATGGGAATACATAGCCAATGTAATAGGGTTCGATGTTCCTTATGAAAACCTAACGTATTACAACAACTATGATTACCCAATTAAGAAACCTACAAAGTTTGGCAGCAATATCGATTTGAAATTATTGAAAGATAATATTAGAAACACTATTGAGTTTGAAAGAATGAATGTCAAAGGTGTTAATCGGTATAACGCCAGGTCGCATATTCCGTTGGAGTTAGTAAAAGATATTTTAAAAAGATGTGAAAAGTATATAGAGAGGTAACGATGAACGAATTTCAAACAAAAGCAATTAATGCAGCAAGAACAGTTTTGTTTAATGAGTTTGATTACAATGCAAATGAAATAACACCAACTGATATGTATGTGGTTTGGTTTTGTAAAACCTTACAAAATTGGAAAGCATTGGTAAGCGGTGTAAATATCAAAGAATACATTGAAGTTACATATAACGGAGATAAGAAAGAGATCTATGTTGATGTATATCAAAAAGCGTGTAATCAATGCTTGAAAGATGGCGGTGATGAAGATTGCCAATAAATAGTAAACAAAAAGGTGCTAGGGGTGAACGAATGTGGCGAGATGTTTGTAGAGCCAATGGGTTCGATAAAGTACGTAGAACGGCACAGTACTGTGGAAACACAGGTGATGCATCGGATTGTGTAGGTTTACCAAACATCCACCAAGAAGTGAAGTTTGTAGAAAACCTCAATGTGAGGAAAGCATACGAACAAGCGGAACATGATGCACAGAAAAGTGGCGATATGCCTATAGTAGCTTGGAAAAAAAACAATAAGCCTTGGTTAGTGGTGTTGAGTGCGGATGATTTCTTCCGCATCTATAAGGAAAGCGAATGGAGTGAGGAACATGGCAGTTAATATGAGTGAGTTTGTTCCTGATAATAACTTAAATTGGCTTGCGTTAGCAGCTTGTGTTTACGGAAATATAAGTGCTGGCAGAGCGTTATGTTGTTTAGGTTTGAAAGGAACAAAACCGCAAAAGACATATACACGTGCAAGTGAGTTAGATGGAAATTCATTATTACAAATGTATAGTAGTGGAATGTCATTAAGGGCAATCGGTTATCAAGTTGGTGCAGATTATAAAACAGTCAAACGTGCATTAATTATGTTAGGGGTGGAATTTTGAGAGAACAAATGAAAGTAAAGTTGGTTAGTGAATATGCACAACTACCAACAAGAGGTAGTGAAGATGCAGCTGGTTTAGATTTGTATTGTCCATTTCACATCAAAGTGCCTGCAGATAGTCAAAAGAAAATTCCGTTAGGGGTGGCGGTGGAGATACCGAAAGGACACATGGGGTTACTTGTGCCGAGAAGTAGCATGAGTAAAACACCTCTAAGATGTGCCAATAGTGTAGGTATTATTGATGCTGACTATAGAGGCGAATTGAGTATTGCATATGAAAATGTATCTTGTAGCGATTACATGATATTTAGAGGTGATCGCATCGCACAATTAATCATCGTTCCAGTAGCAATGGTTGATGTAGTAGAAGTGGATGAGTTGAGCGAAACAGAACGTGGTGCTGGCGGTTATGGCAGCACAGGTAAATAAATTTTTGAAAACAATTAATTTAAAGGAGAAATTCAACATGAACAAAAAATTAGTATTAGCAACAATGGCGGTCATGGCAGTTACAGGTAGCACATTTGCAAATGGTATTGTGGTAGGTCAAGTAGAACCAAACACTACTGCACCTGTGGTTAGTGGTTACAACTCTGCAGCATTAGGTGTGAATACAGTAGTTACAGGAACTAGCACAATCGTTTTAGGTAGAGATAATAAAGTTAGCGGTAATGATACAACTGTTATCGGTTCTAATAATGGTACAGTAAGTGCTAATCAAACAACCATCATCGGTTACAACAACACAACAAATAGCAACCAAGAACAAGTGGTAATCGGTGCTAACTCCGAAACTGCAGGTCAGGGTGCAACAGTAATCGGAACGCACGGCAAGGCTACTGCATGGGATGCTTACGCAATAGGTAATAATACAATCGCAGATAAAAGTAACAGCGTGGCACTAGGAACTAACTCTGTTACTGATAACCCAGTACCTACACAACAAGTTGTATTGAATGGGGTAACACACGTTTTCGCTGGAGAAAACCCTCAATCTGTAGTGAGTGTAGGTTCTAAAGATAGAGCTGGGTTTGGTGGTGTGAAATATTACAATCGCCAAATTACAAATGTTGCAGCTGGACAAGTTGATGCAGCATCTACAGATGCAGTTAACGGCAGTCAGTTGTACGCTGCCTACGATGAAATCGCATCTATGGGTGCTAAATTAGTAAAACACGATAAAGATATTAAGTGCTTAAATATCCGTGTAGACCGCAATGTAAACAACATCAAAAATTTAACCGCTAAGGTGGATAACAATTACACAACGATTACTAACTCCATTAATGCTACAAACGAGCGTGTAGGGGAAAATTCTAAAGCCATTCAAGATAATACAGATGCTATCAATCGTCATGAAACAGTAATCAACAATCATGCAACGATCATTAACAATCATGAACAACAATTACAATCGCATGAACAGACTTTGGTAGACCATGCGAACGTATTGGAAAACCACGAAAACCGCATCGAAAGTTTAGAACGTGGAATGACAAGAAATGTAGAACGTGAAATCGGTAAAGCTGGTGCAGCGAATGCAGCATTATCCGCACTTCATTACCTTGGCTACAACAAAGACGATAAAATGACATTCTCCGTTGGTGTAGGTCATTACAAAGGTCATAGTGCGGTAGCATTAGGCGGTTTTTATGCTCCAAATGAACACGTTATGTTTAGCGTAGGTGGTACGTTGGGTAGCGAAAAAATGGTAAATGCTAGTGTGAACTTCCGATTGGGTAAAGGTTCTGAATACGAACTTAACCACAAAGGCAAAATCAAAGAACTTGAAACATTGGTTACTAAATTGGTAGCAGAAGTGGAAGAGTTGAAAGCGAATAAATAATGGATGAATTGACTAGAGAACGATTGACTAAAGAACAAGAGTTAGAGTTAAAACTAGCGATTTTACGAATTAATTATGAAAGCGAGTGTATAGCGAATAAGCTAGAATTTGAAAGGCACATTAGGGAAACAAACCGAAAGATGAATAATATGATCGGTTATATGTCTATTGGTGGTTTGATAGTAACGATAATCTATTGTGTAATAGTTATGTTTACATTAAGGTAGTTGATTAAGTAAGGATATGGGCGGTGAAATATCCGCCCTATCATAAGAGGTGGTTAATATGATAAGTTATAGCGGTTATGTTAATAACTCCGATTTTTACATCGCACCTCAAAGTTATCAAGATGCATTTGATTTCTTGTGCCAGCTTGCGGTAGAGAGTGAAGAGGATGTGTTCTATATCGGTAAGGTAAGTGAAAACATTGATGATTTTGAAATATATGATGTAGTTGAATTTAGATGGAATGAGGATAGAGGAGCGTGGGTACAGTATGATCACAGATGAACAAGGTAGAGAGTGGTTACTTCAAAAGTTTTATGATGCTGGCTGGCGATATTTGTTTGAAGATTATTGCGGTAACATTTGGGCAACTAAAGAAAGACCGAGAGCCAATAAATTTAGAGAGAATGAAATTGTTGGTAGTTTTTCGTCTATTACAAATATTAAAAAACTACTTCCTAAAACAAATTTAAATCAATATTTAAGTATTGCAGAAGAATTAGGTATTGTTGATTGGTCAAAAGTAGCGGTTGATACACCTATATTAGTTAGAGATTTTGAAAATATGAAATGGGGAAAGCGGCATTTTGCATTTTTTAAAGATGGAAAAGTGCATACATGGGATGGTGGTGTAACATCTTGGACTTGTGAAAACCCAAATTGTGTAATGAGTTGGGTATACGCAAAACTAGCAGAGGTATAAATACATGGTATG